TGTTAATTATGCTATTCTGGCTAAAGGAATGTTAAAAGACCAAAGAGCTAGAGATGCAAAAAATATTTAAAAGCAATAAAAACTCATTGACAACCTTCCAATATACGATACTATAACCGCATGCAAGACAGTAAAATCGCTCTAGAGATCAACGGTCAGCGTTACGAGACTGAGGGTATTGACATCATTTACGCTGTTAATGACCTCCTGACCGAAGCAGGTATCCTTGAAGAGGGTGACACCCTTGAGCTTCTTGATAGAGATCAAGATTATATTCTCCATAAGTATTAAACCCAATAACAAAGAAAAAAATGGCTAAACGTGGCAGACCAGCAGGATCAACATCTTTTGTAAATGTTGATATGAGAACACTAAACAGACTATTCAATGAGAATGTTTCTGTTCAAGTAAGTAGAATTTGGCTTAAGAACCTCGGCATCGAAGTCGAAGAGTCAAAGAATACTAAGATCAAAACCCCATCTCATGTAGAGGTTCCAAATTCAGAACCTAAGATCGAGATGAACCTCCAACCTTAATTTGCTTGAATGAATTATATTATAAGGTACGAGGTATATGACAAAAAGAATCGTTGGATGGGAGGTTACTCTACAAAGTTAGATAATGTAAAGAACTCCTCCTCTTCCTTCGATATGGCTAAGATAAATGCCTCTCAATCAAATGGGAAAGTACTAGCTATATTCAGCGACGGCTCAGAGAGCCAAGTATATCCCAAGTAAGCTCACTCATTACAGTACATAAATGAGCAGTCCAATCCTCTTGTTTATGTATTTTGTTATAAATTATAAAGTAATTTTATTTTGGGGCTAATTCCAATAGTGTTTATTACCAGTAGAATACTCTACAAACCTCATAGGTACAATAAAGTACCCAGATCAAGTAGGTACTCTAAGTCTTCGAACAAAGGATAATTTAAAAGAATAAAAGATAATTGTTATTACCCTTATTATAATATAGAATAAAGTCATTATAAAGAATAAGTATATAGGGGATATAGATAGTATAGAAAGAATCTAAAAACATTATAAAATAAAGGATTCTAAGCTATTCTAATAGAAATAAAAGGAATGTAGGTATGTGGCCAACGCGCTAAATAAACAAATCAAATCATTCTGTACCAAATCACCTTCCCAAACCCAACCAAACCAACCAAAATAAAACGCCATTTTGGGAGGTTTACGCTTAATAAACACAATTAAACAGCTTTTTGGCAAATAAACACAAATTATTTTAAACTTTTAACCCCCTTAATAAAACTTTTTAAAATAAATGAGTGCCAGCCTAGGGATAAATAAACACACCATACCTGCTTTTTTAAAAAAAATAAACAAACCATTATGTACCAATGAAACACAGTGAGCAAGCAAATAAGCATGAGTTCGAAGTAGATCCCGAACAAGCCGACCGACTGCGGCAGATGCTGGGCCTAGGTTCTAACTTCAGGCCAAAGCAATTTAAACAAACAAAAAACAAGCGCAGATTACGCGCAAAGATTGCCAGATTTTTTGGCAAATAAAGGTTGCCCGATTTAATCGCAAATAAGTATATAGTAGAACCCGCCTCCTGAAAAGGAGCGCGGGCTTTTATTTGAGCAGCAGTTCGAAGACCTTCACGACCATCCCGCAGGAGAGTAGACATGAAAGCAACAGCATACAAATAAACACAACGTTCTCAAAGAAGGTTCGATGATTCTCATTCTTGTACATATAGTCATTATACCAAAAGTGGCTAAAGGTTAAAGGGAATATTTACAAATAAACGCCCGTACATTTTGTTTTATTCTTTTAGATGTTGATTGATTTATTAAATCCAAAAATCTCTCTAAGTGACTGATACTCAAGGAGTTAGGAGGCTCCGCCCGCCCCCGCCCTCTAACCCGCTGATAGTCAACGAGTTAGGCGGGATTTTTATTTAATCTTCATCTGGCAGTGGCTCCTTTCCATAGTCGAGGAAGTGCATGTGCTGCTTGGCGTACTGGTAAACCGTATTTATTGCCTCCTTGACCTCTTCTCTTTCTTTAAAAGCTTTATCCCAAGCCTCATCCCCAAGAGGGTAGTAATCCCTTTGATGAAAATCAACATCATATAAGAGTTTTACTTGAGCGTCGCTTACAGCGCAAAACAAATCATTGTATTGTCTGCGTAGACTGTTCTCATCCGATCCATTCATGTGGATGCACGGCATTGTGTGTTTTTCAATCATAATTTAAATTCTCTCTGTTGTTTGTTTAATGACCAAGACAAAACCTAGCTCTTTAAGAGCTTCAACGTCGTAGTACGTTAAAGTTTTTCTTCCTGTTAGTTTCCTTATAGAATTCCTAACAGATTCCTCTTTTACATAAGTCAGGGTATTACCGTAAACTTCTTTTCTTTCTACTTCTATTGTCATGGTTTTAGCTTTTTTTATAGTTGGGATGCCAAGTTGGGAATTCTAGTTTTGGAGCCAATTCTGTATACCCTAGCTCTGTGAAATGTTCATGCAGTTCAACCGCTCCATGCAAGCACACTTCAAAAAAAACTTTTTTCCGAGTGTCAGTATATTCAAAGTTGCAATCATTTCTTCCAGTTTCACACTTTGATACCCTAAAAGTCTTAGGGAATACCCCTGTCAATTTAATTGTTTTTGGTTCGTTCATCTTTTGCTTGTTGTATTTTTTTCTTTCTGTCTAGTCTGTCATGGAACCATGCGGAACCATATCTAATGCCCTTCCTTTCAAAGAATTTATCACAGGCTTCGCTTACAATGCGAGCATTATTTACGGGCATCACATCGTACATCCCAAAGTTTTCTTGAGAGGATTGCTTGATTATCTCTTTTTTCTGAACTGCTTTTAGTATCCCCTCATCTTTTAGGGCGTAGTAGTCTCTTGCTTTCATTTCCATTTTATTTTATTTCTGTTAAGATTTCTAAAAGGGATTCTTTATCGACATTGATCATTATTTCAATTTCATCTTTGTCATCGCCTAAGAATAGGAGACAGACTTCATTTGGCTTGTCGGGGACTGGTCTTTGTGCTGCTAATTTCATCTTTTGAAAAGGTCTATTATTATAATTATTAAGGCTCCTACTATAACTAAACTGATATGAATTTCTCCTATGTCCATTATTTCGGCTCCACAACAAAACCTGTTTCGTCTTTTTTAGCAAGACCTTTCTCGACTAATCCAACGATCACACCTTTAGGATCTTTAAAGCGCAAATCGGTTTTGTCTCCGTCTACCACTTTGTATCCCATATATTTTTTAGGGAGGGAACCACGGAAAACCACGGCGACGTTGCCACCTAACTCAAGAATTGTTTTCATCTTGTAATCACTTGTTGCTTCACTGCGAGAAAAAGTGAGGTGATAGTTGTCAGGCATTTTGCCATCAAGCCAAGCTCTCATCCTGTAAAAACCTTTGGTATAATCATAGAATTTTACTTTGGGGAACTCTTCAATCACATTTGTTTTACTACCTTTGCGGATATTCTCCCAAGGAATATCTGAAGTTAGGTTTAGGCGGAAGCATGGAATCATTTTATTTTTGGCCGCGCTAACGATTGCCTTGCCGATTTCAATCCTTAAGTCTGACATAAATCCAATCTGATCTTCAAAGAATCTTTTGGTTTTGTTGATTCTGGAATCTTGTACGTTCGGCATACAACCACGCCCCGCAGTATCTAAACAAGCAGCACGACAACCCGCGCTTGCCCATTTGCAGACATTGAATCCTGATTTGTTAGCGGGGGAAAGATGGAGACCGAAAGTGCGGTAGCCAAGCACTTCGCCTTTAACTGTTTTAGTGTTACCTTGATTAAGTAATTTCATAACAGAAGTATTTTGGCAGGATTTTTAACGCACACAAGCCTTTTTTAACTATTATTAATCTTTTTTAAATGCTTGACTTTGCATTAATTATAAAAACCTCGTAACTCATTGATTGATAGGGGCTTAGAAGGCGGGGGCCGCCCCCGCCCGATAACCCGTTGACAGACAGTGACTTAGAGCGTTTATTTTTTTATTGACAAAAGGAAAACCCCGCCCCCCATGCAGAGGGGACGGGGCTTGCTATGTCTACCCAGAAATTTATGCGGGGAGTACTAGGGCCGACTCCTTATCCTCCTGAGAGATAATCTCTGAAGTATGGTTGGCGAACTTGTCAAAAATGGACTGCATCCGCATAGTACGGTCTGCAAGCTTGGTGAGATCGCCACCCTTGAGATTCTCAGTGATAGAGTTGTATAGGGTCCAGAGAGAACCGCCTTTGAATTCCTCATGGCGAGGGTTGCGGAACTCCTCGACGGCCTTGTAGATGTCGCGAGCAGGGAAAGCCTTGGCATCGACTAAGTCAACAATCATAGCGGCGGCATCACGGACCTCGGTCTGCTGGTAAGCGTCAATGCGCTTGCCCATATCCTGCCAGTGGGAAGTGACACGGGCAACGGCTGAAGCCAGAACACGGGGAAGGTCACCCAAAATGTGGGTGGTGTGACGGCGAGCAAGCTTGACATCCGAAGAGAAGCAAAGGTTTTCGCAAACCATCATCTGGTTGCCCGCAGCGATAGAAGCGGCGAAAGACTTGTCGTGAGCATTGCGAAGGCCCAAGACAATGCGGCGATCATCGCCAGTAACATCCTGACCCTTAAGGGCGAACCCTCCGAAGTAGCGAAGGCCACCACGGGCAAGAGCGTGTTCCTCCTCGGTAACCTCAAGACCTGCGCGGTCAAGAGTTTCGCGAGTCATCTTCACCAAGTGGTGATGCGGGATTGGAGTATGGGACTCTGTACCCTCTGGGGTTTGAACTCCAGCGAGTTGTTCCGAATCGACTTTGTTTTTTGCGTAGATAAGCATAATAGTAGTTAGGTTAGAAACGAGAGATTGTCTCTCGACAGGGGAATTATAACAGAAAACAGATTGTCTGCAACACCTTTTTTATCTTTTTTTACAGAAAAAAAATGCGCTAACAATGCCAAATATTTTAACAAATAAACTTGACTAACATCGCCAGATATTTAAGCAAATAATCGGCTAATATTGCTTAGGTTAACAGCAAATAAGCCAAATATTTCAGTCCTGACTCACTGATACTCAGGCAGTTACAGAGGCTAATTAAAAGAAAAAGCCTCCTAACTCACTGATACTCAACGAGTTAGAAGGCGGGGCCACGCGCTGCGCTCTAAGACGCTGATAATCAACGACTTAGAAAGCTTTTTTTATATATCCATGTACTCTCCGATTTCCTTGCCGTCTCGCCAAGCATGCCAGCCCTCTACGGATATGCCTGAGCAGTAGTCGGCCTTGGCGTCCCCCTCGGAGAGATTTTTCCAAGCGATCTGAGAGGCTTTTTCGGAAGCGGCCTTGGGGGAGCGCGAAATTGCGACTCCTGTGTAAACTCCTGTGCTGGCGACTATGTAGTAACTGAATTTGTACATGAGCAGAGAGTAACAGAAGAATTTGTTTTTGGCAATACTTTTTTATATAAAAGTGCAAAAAAAAGCTCCCTTTCGGGAGCCTTGAAGTAAACGGTTATATCACTTAGTGTTTTCGGGAGTGGGATCAGGCGTGGAGGCTTCCGCGATACGGGCGAGACGCTCATCCTCCGCTTGCCACTCGCGATAGTCCTCATCGGAGAGTTGCTCGCGTACCTTGCGGTATCCGTCATATTGTGTTTGCAGGGCTTCCCAGTCGGTGGTGGTATGTATATTAAACATGGCCGAAGGGTACAAAAACTGTAGGGTATGGCAAGCTTTTTTATTTATTTTTTTTTGACTCGTAAGTCTTTGATTGATAGTAGGTTAGAAGGCGGGGCGGGGCCGCGACCTCTAAGTTACTTGTACTCAGTGAGTTACGAAGCTTTTTGCTTTATTCGTTTGGGAGTATATGTCAACTAAAAAAAGATTTATTTTTATGCTTTACAAAAGAAAAGCCCCGCCCCCCAAACATTAAAAGGGGACGAGGCTATGTACTAGGCTTTTATGCAGTTACCTAGTCGGCGATGAATTAACCAGAGAAGAAATGAACACCCCGCTGCATTACCGATACACACACACCTAAAAAAGAGTTTTAATCATTTGGACTGCGGTGGCGAAGCGGCCTTTCACCTTGGTGATACCTGCAACGTGGAGGGTGCGGAACTTGCGCTCCCCTGCATCGTCGAGGTCGCGGGTGGCAGCGATAACATAACGCTTGCCATTGGATTCGGCGAATCCATCGGTCTGGATTTCTTCCACAAGGAAGTTTCTGATACCGTCAGCCTTGATGCTGCTTTGCCCAGCATTGGCGTAGGTGATCACGCGCTTGGTGAGTTTACATTCAAGGGCGTATGGTGTTAGTGTGTATAGGTTTTTCATCAGGGATAGTTTAAAGGTTTTGAGAGATCTTGTCGAGGATATTTCTGCGATTTTCCGCTTTTATTTTTTGGTCTTGCTCCCACTCCCGAAGCTCAAGGTTTCCAGCGATTACCATGAGCAGAGTGAGGCCAGTGAGACAGAGAAAGGTTTTCATATTACTTAGAGGATTTGATGAGGAGCTTGGCGATCTTGTTGCTGACAGAAAGCATCTTGCGAGTTGGCTTAACTGGCATTCCCTTGAATTCCGAATCGAAACGGTAAGAGAGGAGTTTGCGAGCTTGGGATTTGAGTTCCTTCTGGTATTCTTGTTGCTGTGTCATGTGAGAAGTATAGTTGAATTGGGGCTGGAGTCAACCCCTTTTTAAATGTTTTTTAATTATTTTTCAACGATTGGTGGTACCGTCTCCGAATGATTTACTAAGACCTTGGGCTGGAAACGACCCATCCCGACGCGATCAATGCGCCCGAAGTAAAGAGTCTTGAAAACTTGCTTGTTTCCAGTCTTGCTATCATGGCTCTTGTCCACGACCTTGCACACTGCGAACTCATTTGTCATGCGCTTGATACCGCGAAGGATGTACATACGAGGATTCCCGTTGTTGGCGGTATAGTAAACAAACTGTTTTCCTGTCAGGCTAGCGATACTTTCTTTAGTGACCATGCGAAGAGTATAGGGTCAGAGCCTAAGAATTAAAAGCTTTTTTTTGCATAAAATTAATTTATTTTTTCAACAAAAGGCTTGACATGGGGCAAGAGTAAGATAAAGGAAAAACCCTCGTAAGTCGTTGATACTCAAAGAGTTAGAGGTCGGGGCGGGGGCGCGGCCCGTAAGTCGTTGATACTCAGTGGGTTAGGAGGATTTTTTTATTAAATGTTTCCTCGCGGCTGTCAAGACAAAAGATGAATTTAATTCAAAAAAACTCCCTTTCGGGAGTCTTGTTAGACATCCCTGCCAGTCCCATTGGAAAAGAAGCGGAAACACTGTTGCATTTCTGCCTCGATTTTCTCGCGGGAAACAATTTCTTTTTTCCCAATCAATTCGGTTGGGGCATATTCTGTGCGTATGTGGAAGTAGTTCTCTCCATCAAATTGAAGTGCTGGATAATGGACAGTTTTCGCGAACTCGTCGAGGGTGATGTTGTATTGCATGGTGTAATTTTAATTTATTTTTTAAAGTTAGTCGAGTAAAAAACCCCCCTTTCGGGGGCTTTGAAATGGTGAGAAGGAAGCTAGATCAGCCCCCCCGCCAAACCTTCCGAGAAGTAGAATTCAGAATCGCACTCACGGCAATCCCAATCGCGGTTCCGACGACCTCCACCCGTAGCGTCATCCCACGCCTCCGATTTTGATTTTCCATATCCGAGGTACAAGTCCCCGAAATTGATGGAAGACTGGGCGACGATCACGTAGTATTTAGTAGTGTTGGACATGGGCAAAGTATACTGCAAAAGATTACTTTTAAAAAGCTTTTTCTGCATATATTTAATCTTTTTTTTATTTAAAAAGGCTTGACATAGGCGAGCTATAGATTATGGGAAAAAGCCTCGTAAGTCGTTGATAATCAATGAGTTAGGGTTCGGGGCGGGGCGCTCCGCGCTAAGTCGTTGTCGCTCAGTGAGTTAGAGCGTTTTTTTATTAAATGTTTTTATTTACTTTTTTTACCCTAAAAGGCTTGACACTCTCACCGTTCTGATTTAAAATGAGGTGACTCCCTGATTTCAAGGGGATTCGGTCAGAAGAAAACCCGCTCCCATATAGGGAACGGGTTGACATTTCTGCGAGGGCTGCTAGACCCACGACCCTTCCTTTTTAACGTCTTGCGGATCGCTTAACCGTGTTTGTACTCACTTGACGAAAGTTTATTGATCTAGGTTTTGCGCTATGAGTTCAGCGAGGTCGATAGGCTCCTCCTTCTTCTTCTTCTTCTCTTGTCTTAGTCCTATGGAGATTTCAAACTCATGAAGAGCGTATTCTAGATCTTCAGCTATATTTTTGCGTTGTTCAAAGTTTTTGGCTTTAGAGCGGGTTTTAAGATGTGATATCTTCCAAGCTAGACATTCTCTTAACCAATTTAAAGATTTGATTTGTTTAAATGTCCCTGATAAGTCTATTTTATTTTCGTTCATATTATTTTTGTTTACTTGCCGTAGATCCAGCGAAGCTCATCGCTCCACTCCTTGACCATCTCAGCCTCGGCCCCTTGTGGATTCTTGCAAGCTGCACCGATCCACTTTCTGATCATGCGCTGAAGCTTTTTCATCCTGCGCCATTCCATCCAATGCACACCAATGGCGAAAGGGTAAGTGAGAATGAGAAGGGCTTTGCCCTTGGTGTCTTGGTCTTTGAAGTTGTGTATATTCATAGTGTTAGTGTGTTTGGGTTTTACTTGCGAGCCTTACGCATATCACGCAATGCTGATGCTGCTTGCTCTCTGCTGATGGTAAGAGTGCTGAATGTGGCAGGTGCTACACGGTAGATCAAGCTTACTCTATTAGTATTGTAGACTCTGAGGGCGAGGTTCTGGTTGTCGTACATGGTACAGTCTCTCTCTCTTTGGATATTGATTTTTGTCTCAGTCATGGGAGTATTCTAGTATAGAGTTGGGGCTAGTGTAAAGGTTTATTTTGTTTTTTTAAAGACTGCTTTGCCAGCTTTAACTGAAGCATTCCAGTCGATAGGGTTATCCTTGCGCTCTGCTTCGCGCTTGGCATTCCACTTGGCAAGTGACTCGCGAGCATCTTTGACTTTCTCTTCGTAGGTGCGGCCTGTGTTCTTTGCTTTCATGTGAGTAGTATACATTAAAAATTGATTTTAAAAAAGCTTTTTCTGCTATTATTTTGATTTATTTTTCTTCGACGTATTCGATAACATCGTGGTGGAAATCTTCTGCGTTGTGAACTCCAGCCTGTAAAGAGCCTTTATATTCTTTTCCTTTGTAAGAGAATTCGACATACCAATCAGCCCACTGATCAGGGCGAAGAGTATCAGCTATTTCAATGAATTTAAGTTTGGAGACTAAGGAAGTTTTAATTTCTTTCATGGGCATAGTATAGCACAGTATCGACTAAAAGAAAAGCTTTTTTTACATATAAATGCATTTTTTATTTAGGGGAGGGGTTTTCTGAAAATTTTCACTTTTTCGCTTGACAGCGTTAGAGCGGGGGGGTGGTGAACACTATAAGTAATTTCTTTTTAGAAAGGAACGGGTTTCGAGATATAATAAAATACAAACACATTAGATAAAAATGTGTAAATAATAAAAACAAATGGCAAAGGAAAATAGCTTATTGCTGGGTCATATAGAATTGACAACAAAACAAAAGGAGTTTTACGACATCATGACAGATGACAAAACAAGAATTGTATTTGTGGGGGGTCCAGCGGGTACCGCTAAGACGTTTTTGTCGGTTTATAGTGCATTAGATTTATATAATACAGATAAGAGTTTGAAGATATTATATTTGCGGAGTGTGGTTGAGAGTGCGGATAGGGGGATAGGTTTTCTGAAAGGAGACATGGATGATAAGTTTGGGCCATATATGGCACCCCTTTTAGATAAGATTGATGAATTATTAAATAAGCCTGAAAAAGACCAATTAAAAAACAAGAAGGTACTTGAAGCAGAGCCGATTAACTTTCTGCGTGGATGTACGTGGAGGGAAAAGATAGTTATTGTGGATGAAGCTCAGAATATGAGTGTGAGAGAATTGACTACTGTGCTTACAAGGATAGGCCGAGGAAGTAAGTTATTTATATGCGGGGATAGTTTGCAAAGTGATATTAGGAATAGTGGGTTTGATAAGTTATATTCTTTGTTTGAAGATGAGGTTAGTTCCAAAAAAGGAGTGTATAGTGTATCTTTTGATAAGACTGATGTCGTAAGAGATAAAATAATTAGTTATCTTGTAGAAAAAATTGAAAAAATAGGTTAATATTTACCATGAACAAAGTTTTTTGTGTATCTTGTGGATTCAAGAATTCGTATGAGGTGACGAAGCCGAAGTTTTGTGCGAACTGCGGTACGCCTATCTCTGGTGGAGTTAGGCCGAAAGAGTTGGCTCAAGAAGAAGTTGAGGATGAATCTGAAGTTTCTAGTTTGGCGAGTTTAGATTTAAGGAAGTTGCGTCGAGATATTGTCGCTGAAGCTAATACACAAAAGACAACACTAACTGATTTATGGAAATCTGCTTCTGAATCTGATGCGGTTCAAGAAGAGTATAAGAGAAATGCTCCTAATCTTCCAGAAGGTGATGCTTTACTAAAACAAACTCAAGCTGACTGTGCCTCTTCTAGGCCCACAGAAATAGATGGATAAGGAATATGAAGACCTTATTCCAGAGATAGAGCAAGTACTCGCTAAATATAGAGCTAAATGGCAGCTAAATGCATTAACATGGTTAGACTATGATGATGTTAATGCA